AAACGTTAATAGCACAACAAAGGCTATGAAAAAACTTGCAGGTGCTTTTGCAGGTGTTGTTGCTGTTAGGCAGTTAGTTCAATTTGGTAAAGAGTCTGTGCAACTTGCAGATGATATCGGCAAGGTGGCTGATAAATTAGGTGTAACAACAGATTTTTTACAAAGAATGCAATTTGCTGCAGAGCAAACAGGTATAGCTACTAATACCCTTAACATGGGTCTGCAAAGATTTACAAGAAGGGTTGCAGAAGCAAGAAATGGTACTGGTGAAGCAAAGGCAGCTTTAGAGCAGTTAGGTATTGCATTAAATGATTCTGAAGGCAATGCTAGATCAATAGAGGATGTTTTAGCAGATGTTTCAGATGGTTTGGCTACTACTGCTGACAGTGGTGAAAAAGTAAGACTTGCTTTTAAATTTTTTGATTCAGAAGGTGTTGCTTTAGTTTCTACATTAGGTCAAGGCTCAGAAGCATTAAAATTATTAACTGAGTCTGCAACAGGTGTAATACCTGAAGATACAATAAGAAAAGCAGAAGCATTTAATGACACAATGAATAGGTTAAAAAGACAAGTTTTAGAGCCATTGCAAACTGCATTTATAAATACTGCAAATGCTATTCTAAGTTTTGCAGAAGCAATAGGTTTAGTTAAGCCTGATTTATTTACAAAATCTATGGATGAGTTAAACGCATCCTTAAAAGAACAAAATGCCATTATTGCTGAAAGAGAAGCACAAATAAAAAGATTTGGTGAAATTCCTGAATTTACAAGACCTTTACAAACAGCAAAAGATGAGAAAGCAAGACTAGAAGATTTTATAGCTAAAAAACAAAAACAATTAGATTTACAAAAAAAGATTAATCAAACTGTTACAGAAACACCAATAGAGCCTTTAGAAAAAGTTAATGCAATAGTTAAAGAAAACATAACTATAGTTAAATCTTTTGCAGATACAGTAGAAGGTCAATTAACAAATGCATTTACAGATTTCTTTGACCTAACAACAGAAAAATTTGGTGACTTCAAAGAACTAGCTACATCAGTTGCAAGAGCAGTTATAAACGAGCTTATACAAGTATTTATAGTACAAAAAGCAGTAGGCATGGTTAAGGGTACTATTAGTGAAATAGGTAGTATCATTAGTGGTGATTTTGGTAATGCTGTTGATGCCCTGATTGATTTTGATGGCGGTGGTTTTACTGGTACTGGTGTAAGAGCTGGTGGTTTAGATGGTAAAGGTGGCTTTATGGCTATGGTGCATCCAAATGAAACTGTTATAGACCACACAAAAGGTCAAACAGTCGGTGGTGCTACAGTAAATTTTAACATATCAACAGTTGATGCTGCTGGATTTGACCAGTTACTAACATCAAGAAAAGGACTTATAACATCAATTATTAACAATGCCATGAATACGCAAGGCAAAATGGGGGTCGTATAATGTCAGGACAATTTCCAACAGACCCAAATTTTAGGTCATTAGTATTTACAGACAATAGACCTATACTTTTAAACCAAACCTTATCAGGTAAAAAATCAGCAAGACAAATAGGTGCACAATACTTTTCCTTTACAGTACAGATGCCACCAGTTGACCAGTTAAAGGCACAGGAAATATTTGCATTTCTATCTAAACAAAAGGGTGGTTATGAAAACTTTACTATTGCAGCACCACTAAACAACAAAGGTGTAAGTCATAGTGAGACTGATATTCTTGTTAATGGTGCAACATCAGCAGGTGCTAGTGCTGTGCCTATGGATGGTTTTTCACATACTAATCATGCATTAAGAGCAGGTGACTTGATTAAGTTTGCAGGTCATTCAAAAGTTTATATGGTACAAGATGAAGTAACTGCATCAGGTGGTAGTGCTACAGTAAACATACAACCAAACTTAGTTGCTAATGTTGCTGATAATGAAGCTGTTACAACTAACAAACCTCTTTTTAATGTTTATCTTGCAAATGATGAAATTAGATATACCACTGATACAAGTGGTTTTTATAACATTTCTTTTGATGTGAGAGAGGTTATTGAGTAATGCCAAGAAGCCTTTCAGCAGGTTTACAAACTCAAGTTTCTGCTCAACAAACTAAAACAGCCTTTCTTGTAGAACTAAATCTATCCACTGTTATAAGACTAACTGACTTTTATAGAGACGTTACTTATAATTCAAATTCTTATGAAGCTGGTGGTTCTTTTTTAGCGGTTGACACAACAACTGAAACAGGACAACTACAAGTCAATGATATAAACCTATCTTTTTCTAAGGTTACTAACCAAGTAAGACAACTTGTAAGAACTGGTGCTTTTACTGACAAGGTAGTAAATGTGTATGTGGCTTACTTTGATGTTAATGAAGATATTGTAGGTGCTATTAATTACTTTACCGGTCAAATTAAAAACGTAAATATCACAGAAAATATAGATAGCAGCATCTTAAACATGAGTGTTGCTTCACATTGGGCTAACTGGAATTTAACAAAAGGCAGACATTATTCAGATGAATCACAACAATCAGTTTACTCAGGCGATAGAGGTTTAGAATATGCTACACAAACTAAATCAGATGTAAGGTGGGGTAGCTAATGTTTAAATTTTTTGCAGCTATTGCAGAATGGTATGCTAAAACTCAGTGGGCACAAAATGTTGTAACAGCTATACAGGTTGTAACTGCTGCAGTTGGTGTAAAAGGTTACTTACAAGCAAGACAAATGTTAGCTAAAGGCCAAGACATCATGGCTAACAAGACTGCTGCAGGTGGCAAGATACCAGTTATCTATGGAACAAGAAGAGTAGGTGCACAAATTGTTTATATGGATACAGCACAGAATAGGTCTAAAGATTTGTTTGTTGTCTATGCATTAGCTGTAGGTGAATGTGAAGAGATACTTGGTAGAACTATTGAAATAGATGGTAATAGTATTCTTGATGGCAAGATATACAAAGGTGGTGGTTATGTTGGTTCAGATAAGATAGCATCAGGTGCAGGTTCTTTAAATACTGCTTCGCAAGTTGGTGATAATCAATACTCAAATGCAGGAACGCTAGGAACTAATCCAGCACTTAGATATTCTTTTGTATTTAATTTGCATCATGGTTCAGCTAGTCAAACAGCAGACCCTATGCTTAGAGCATCTATACCTTCTCAGTGGTCAACTAATCATAAGTTAAATGGTATCTGTTATATAGCAGCATCTTTTGACTATGATAAAAAAGGCATGTATCAAGGAGTGCCACAAATAACAGTACAAGTTAAAGGTAAAAAAGTATATGACCCAAGAACTACTAACACTGTATGGTCAAGTAACGCTGCTCTTTGCTTTTTAGATTACATACAAAATGATGAGTATGGTAAAGGTTTAGCTACAACAGATATAAACATGACTACATTTGAAACTGCTGCTGATAAATGCGATGTATTACAGAATCAACCTTTTTATGGAAGCAGTTATAAAAATGTTACTTGGAGTGGCACATCAGGCACTAACAGAATAAGTATTGGTACTTATGACGATGCATTTCAAAACAAAGTAGATGAAGTTATTACTATAAAAGACTCAGGTGGTTCAACTGTTCTATCTTCACAAAACATTAATGCATGGAGAACTGACGAGTTCTTTGATGAAACTAGAGATAACGTAATTATTATTGATGATGATCTACCTAGTGATTACACAGATGAAGCTGGTTCTGTATTTACCCAAGTTAAAAGATTTCATTGTAATGGTTATGTAGATACCAATAAAAACGTCATGGATAATGCAAAAGAGCTTCTTGCAAACATGAGAGGTATTTTTACTTATATAAATGGCAAGTATGAGTTACAAATAGAAGATACAGGCTCTTCTACATTTAGCATTACTGATGATCATATTATCGCTGACTCAGGCATATCCATTGACTATGGTAGTAAAGATAAAAAAGCAAACAAAGTTATTGTTGAGTTTTTTAATGCAAACAAGAAATACGAGTTAGATACAGTTACAGAATTACATGATGCTTCACCTAATTATTACTCTGATGATGGTGAGATATTAGAGATAAAAGCAGAGTTTCCATATATCACAGACCCTTACATTGCATCTAATATGGCAAAAGCTATTTTGCAAAGAAGCAGAAAGCAAACATCAATACAGTTTTTAGGTACACCTGAAATGTATAAGCTAAACATAGGTGATATTGTTGATATTACTTATACAGGTTTAGACTTATCATCCTCTAACTCAAACAATGTATTTAGAATTGAAGCATTAGAACTGCAACCAAATGGTCTTGTCTCAGTTAGTGCAATAGAATATTTTGATATCTATTCTTGGGAAGTGCCAAGTCAAGAAGCTACTGAAGACCCAGTAAACCTACCAACAGCAGGTGCATTAAAAGCACCGCAAAATGTTGTCTTTACTGACACAGATGCATCAGCTATCAATAGACCTACTTTAACTTGGGATGAACCAACTGACTTTCCAGTAAAAGAGTTTAGAGTAGATATTACTGATAGCTCAAGTAATGCAGTTATAAGTAAAGTAGTAGATACTAATTCTGCTGACTTATCTTTTATACCTAAAGGCAGTAACTACAACTACTCTATAACATCTATCAATGGTTTAGGCATTGAGTCAGAAGCCACAACAAGCACATTCACCATTGCAGACGACCCAGTAAAAACAACTGAGGTAGAAATGA